TTCTTCATCATCGTCTGAATCATCCAATAGGAATTGTTCAACATCCGCTGTGCGCGCTGGTGAATCTACGGCTTCGGCGCCGCTAGTAGAATCAGCCGGAGCCATCAACGGATAATTAATTAGTCTTAACATCACCTTCTCCCTGAACTGGGGCCTTTGTATCTTCTTTTGTATTAGGGAGCGGAGCCTGACCCTGCGGACCCGCTGCCGTCATTTGTTGCTCCATCATTTCTTGCATCATAGCGTTCTTATGACCACGCGCGTGCAAGACTACATTCATATAAGCGCCTGGATTTTCCTTTTTCAATAACTGACCAGCTTCTGAATTTAAATAATCAATGCAAATCTGAAGCTCTACATTATGAATATCAAATTCTTCAATCGGAACTGAAGGTTCTTCGATTTCCTCCTGTGGAGGAGGCTGACCCTGCATTTGAGCCATCGCAACCGATTCGATTGAGAAGTCCGGATTCGGTCGAACTAATGGCTCCTGAGTGCTTAAAAGCTTGATTTCATCGTATTGCTTATTTCTTGAGCTTTCACCGGGCACTGTAAAGTCAGTAAGCCCAACCATTTCGTAGATTAAAGGCAAATTTTGCGGAGTCGCCATCATCTGCCAAATTTGAGGGTTATTCGCCTCCATCATTTGCAAAACTACGTCTTTTCTTTGACTCCACGTGACCGGAAGATTTTCGTTAGCTTCGAGTTCAACGCTACCGATTTTTCCTTCAAGTTCTGCCTTACGTATAAATACGTTAATGAAATTATTCGCATCATCTTGTTCGACATAGCGTTCATCATCCTTGAAATTCTTAATATAGAGAGGAATAGCCTTACCCATTACCTCTTTACGCCATGTCGTGAACATCTTCCAAGTATTCTGAAGTCTTTGCAGAGCTTGAGCACGGCTCATCGTATATTCCGATGCCGTTTTAGATCCCTGAATTTCCCCGCCGAACAAAGAAGGCTGCGCGCCTATGCTCAATTGCCCCATTGACTGCATCTGTGTAAACCACGGAAGCAATTCAGCAGGAAATGAGGCTGTCTTTACCTCGTAAAATCCATCTCCTACAGATTTTCCAGCCCTAGCCTTAGCTGGAAAGATTGAACCGGGGGTTGTTTCCATCTGACCATAGGCTTTGAAGTCTAAGACCGCTTCATCAGCGAAGGTCTGAGGAATTCCATGTTCTAACGCCTGTTCTCCGATGGAGACTAAATCGTTTGTAATTTCCTGAACTGAAATGAGCTGATTTCCCGGTGGGTCAAAGACTAAGAAGTCAGAAAGTGGATTCTGGGTTAAAGTCCAACAATCGTCGAGAGACTCATTTTCATATTCAGCGACATTATCATCAACAGCAGTGACGCGCACTCCGTCGGGGAATTGATCTTTTAAATACTTGACGTCATCTTCTTCTGGCAGAGCTTCAAAAGCTCCACAACGCAGCCAAGCATTACGAATCGTTACATTATTCTGAGGTGAATCCCCCTGATAAGCTACATTCTGACGACCCCAACGACCATAAGGATCGTCAGGAGAATTAGCCCCCGGCTGAATCTTAGCTCTAATCTCAGGAAATCTCTCGCGCGCTAAAGCATAGTGAGTTTCGTAAGTCTGAATTAAATAAGGACAATCCGTCTGACGCTTCGCATACGCAGGAATTTTGACGTATAAGCCGCCGTAAACTTCCTGGCAAACACGAGTCTTAGGATTCTTCGTTATACCGACTAATTTAGTGACAGTTAAATTCTTCTTGCGCACTTCTGGCTGCATTAAAGTTAAGCAGTTCTCACAATACTTCAGCCCTTCATCTTGCGTTGCGTGCAAAGCTACAGAAGTTTCATCAGGCTGAAATTCATCTCGCGCATCTTCATTTTCTAAAGTATCCGCCATCTCCATTTGGCAAAGAGAGCAGACTTCGTATTCCTGCTCTTCTTCATAATTATCATACTTAGGTTCATCAAAAGTTCCGTAATCGTGAGATTCCTTAGGATAAGTATAGCACGCTACCATACCCTCTGTTACATAAATAAATAAGCCCTGTAACCAGAGCATTGCTGCATTATTATGTCGGTCAATAAGCTGACCGATCTTATCCCCTGCGCGAGAAGTTAAAATATCAAGGGGGTTATCAGCATCATCAGGATAGCACTTAACAGGAGGAACGACGACTGAAAGAGCAGCAATAATCGTTTCGAGATAAGGCTTGAAAACGTTTATAGGCTTATCGTAGTAATCCTGATCTCCATCACCCGATTGCGTAGTATTATCCCATACGCGCCAATCATGCGCGACATCTGACCACCAAACGCGCGAAAAGCCATCCCATAATAACTTGAGATGACGGTATTGCCTAATTTGACGTTCCCGAACCGCCGAATCTTCTTTCCAGTAGTCCTCGACTAACTGTTTAAGAAGCGAGCAAGTTCGGTCGTCTAAGCCCTTAGGCTTATCATCAGCCATTATCGACCTGGAATCTTACCGAAAGTCTGCTTAATCTTACCCTGACGATTCATCATTTCCGTCATAGGATCGATAAGTTCAGGAGACTTAGGAATAAAATTGAAATCATCCTGCTGTAAAGTCGGCTGTGGAGCCGGTGGTGCTGACTTTACACCTGACAAAAGATTAAGTAATACGCCAGTCGGATCCATAGCCGCTACGGTATCAATAGCCGGCTGAAAATACGAGCTTAATCCCCTACTAGCCTTTGGCTTCTTACCATCATTTGGCATTTCTGGCCTCTTGTAATTCTTTTTCTAACGTATCTTCCGTCACTACCTTAACGGGTTGAATACTATGCTTCTTTTCGAGTTCCTGACGCTTTACATCCCAAGGCTTGCGCGTTTGAAACATTGGAACTGAAGTTTCATAAGGCTTCTCGCCTTCAGTTTCGGGCTTTGAAGTCAAAAAACGAATTAATTCTTTCTCTCTTGAGTGGGCTCTGGTAAGTTCATCCTTCAAAAATTCACATGAAGTGCAGATTCTTAAATCTAACTCATGCTGTCTCTGACGTTCTGCTTCTGCTGAGCGCATTTCTAGGATTTCATGAACCCATTTCCACATATTAATGCTTCCTATATCTCTTTACTCCGAAGGTTTTGGACTCGGACTCCAGCTTTTGCATACTCATGTAATAACCAGTAAAGTTTGCAGTATCATCAAGCTTCTTTTGAATTGAAGCTTGCTTATCCAGACGTTCCATTTCGTTTACAGCAGTTCTAACGTATGAATCAATCGCGTCTACTAAATATCTGAGAGCGTCGATTGGATCGTCACCATCAAATTCTGCAATATCTTCAATCTTTTTCTTATCGTATGAACAGGCTTTAATTGCTTCGATAAGGACTGGACATTCATTTTTAATGATTAAGAGTTTCGGTAAGACTTCTTCCTTCTCGTTATTTGCAAATAGGTTTAGATAATCGTTATATGCCTTCTGCCCCTTGACTCGAAACAGACGCATTGCAAATTCTTCATCATATTGAAGGGAAAGATCCTGTTCTTGAACCTTTGGCTTTGGTTTCCACCTTAAGTATTCATGAATTAGCATCTTGCCCGCTACGCGAGAACCTGGAGTATTTGCAGTTAATTCTACGTCTCGACCGAGTTCTTTAATAATTTGTTCTTGAATTGTATGTTCCTGACCTCTATCCTGACCAGCCGATTTGCAGAACTTAACGAGCTTGATATTCTCTTTGTCAATGAAAGACTTAACTACCGGAGCCCATTCCGCAATCTTAGTATTCTTCCAAGCTAACTCTCGATAAATGTAAGCCCTGCCATTTGGGGATATAGCAGCAAATCCTACCCAAGTCATTGCGCGCATTCCCCAATCGCCTATGCAGATGCGCGGCCACCATGCTGGAATTTCTACAGGTTCTATACAGTTCAATGCATTATTTGGTTCATCAGGATAATGAAACTCTCTGAATTCCGAAAAGACCTGACCTTGGAATGCGTTCCAGTTTCCCTTCTTAGCTTCTCGTTCTGCTAAGGGTAACTGTTCAACAGCCTGACGATAACCTGCATCGATATGAGGATTATCATCGAAGCTAGACCTTACATAAAATCTCTTATTCCCCGTTCGTTTATCACGTATGATAATTGACCCGTTTGGATCAGGATCAATGAATCGCTTTTTACAAAATACGTGACCAATCCCCCCAGGCATCCCCGCTCCCCTAATAATCGCTGGAAGCGAAGGATCCGAAGTTCGGACGCGGGTGAAACCGATGTAAAGATAAATGTATTCCGTAAAGGACTGTAATTCATCTGGAGTGAACAAATTGATTTCCATT